GTTCCAAGTCTCCAGGCTGTACCTGTTGTATTAGAAACAATGTTTGCTGTAAATTGTCTGCCACGTCCTCTTAAATCTACTTTGTCTGTAGAAGAGGTGAAGCTTGAACTTTTAGTTGTAGCTGTTGAATCATTAGGATAATCAAGAAAATTTAAATCCATATTAAGAGTTCCACTTTGATTTTGAATGTCAGGTATGTATCTTTTTACAAAAGCAAAATCTTCTCCTTCAGTAATACCTACAGCTCCTGATGTTATAAAAGCTGTCATGGCTGATCCGTCTGCGTCATTACCTGTTTCATGTTGGTATATAACAGAAGCTCCTGAAGTTAGTCCTTGAATAACAGATACGTTTCCAGTTCCTGAGGGTAGGTATTCTGTACCAAGTGGTATTTGAAATACTTCTCTGTCCACCCATGTTGTTCTATCTAAACTTCCTGTCCACCAAGTATTTTCAATGTAATTATAAGTAACCTGTCTATCTATTCTTGTCGAATTTGCAGAGGCATAAAACCAAATAATTTCATTAAACTCATCATTGTGTCCTACATAAGCATTCTCTGAAGCAGTGATACTAATATTACTAAATACAGCTTGTTCTACTGTACAAGGTAATTTTTTAACAGAACCATCAAACACATAAAAAGAACTTTGTGACATCCAAAAAGAATTACCATTAATATCAATAGCTGCGTGTTGTCCCATCAAACCACAGTTTTGACCAAGTTGTCTAAGACCAAAAGTAAAAGGAGGACCAATGAATTGTAAAGCATGTAGAGATGTATCTGTCCAAACCATAATAGCTCCTCTTGATCGTGTAGATCCAATGATCCGTGATCCGTCGGCAATTCTAAGTGAACCAGCAGTATTTTCTGCTGTAGCTGCATACGTTTCAATATCTTCTTGGTTGGAAAATCTAATTAATAAGTCATCTTGCCCTGGAGTACCAATTGTTGGTTGAGTTCCAAATAAAAGTAAATGTCTATCAGGAGTAGATACTAAATTACTTCTGCTTTGAGTAGGTGCGTTGGGAACAGCTACAGCTCTTGTTCCTACACCAGCTGAGAGGTCCCATTTAAAAGTTCCTCCATTAAGAACAGTTGCGATTAAATCTTCGCCAAAATTGTCAAGGGACCATTGTCTAGCTTCAATGGTTGTATTAGAAGTTGTACGAGGAGTTCCCCATGTGCTGCCTCCCCAAGTTCCTGTTCCCCAACCATAACCGAATTCAGAAAGAGAAGGTCCAATATTAACTTGATACTTAGCAGTGACACTGCCTCCACCGCCAGCAGTTGTTCCTGAAGCAGTAGATCCATCTGTAAAAGTAATTGTGTAAGCAGCAGTATTAACAATACTTTGTATTTCAAACTCTTGATTAAGATTTAAACCATCAACAGCAGACGCTCCTGTATAGGTTACAAAGTCTCCTTTCAGAGCTCCATGTGATGTATCTGCAACAGTTACAGTTGCATTACCTGATGCAGTTGTAAAAGGATTAGTTAAACTAGCTGTTTCTCTAATAGGCGTAATATCATAATTTACTCCTTCAGAATATACGTATAATTTTCTATCAGTGCCATATGCAAGAAATCTTGTTCCATCTAAGGAAATCCAAGCGTGAACATCTCTAGCTATTCCAACTAAGTAGGTAGCTATAAACTTAGACCATCCTCCTATTTTTTGAGGAAGACCTTGAAAAAAGCGTACATTATCAGAATCGACCCATTGTCCCTGGCCCGTGTAGTCTGTAACTTCTTTATTAACGCCTGGTTTTATTGTAAAATTAACGAGTGGCATTCTGCCAATATACTCTTTATTTTTGTTGATTCAAATGCGAAATTTCTTCATTTGTAAAATTAAAAGCAACGCTTATTCTATTTGATTGACATTCAGATACTTCATGCAAAAGATAACTAGGAAAAAGAACAAAAAGACCTTCTCTCTCTGTTATTAACTCTGCATATTTTTCAGTTTCAAATTTTTCTTTATAGTATCCGTGCAAAGCTAAAGGCGTAACAAATCTTAAAGTAGAGGCGTTTGTCTTAGTTATAAATACCCCACAATAATCTGAAAAAAAATGATTGTGTAGATTAGCTACATCTCCTTTTTGATAAAAGTTAATCCAAGCTTCTTCTGTTTTCCAATTACTATATTTCCATTTTTTCACTTCCCCTATAGAGGGTAATAATTTATCACAAGCAAAGTCAGCGACCTCTTTCACAATAGGATAACGTAATCCGTTCCATCCTGAAGTTTTAGCTTTTATATTTTTAAGATTGTTTTTCCATTGATCGTGATCTTTTTCTACAATCGAGTTTATTTCATCACAATATGCTTTGTCCAACACAGTAGAAAAAACCTCTGTTGAAAACCAATTAGATTTATTTATTTCTAAATTCACTACCAACCTAACATAGGTCTTTTGTCAAACTTATGTTCTTTATACTCACCTTCTTGTTCTACATAATGTAAAAAAACAGTAACATAATGATCATGTTCACATTTCTCTCTCCAATGATCCGCGTTTTGTCCCTGAAAAATTAAAGCATTGTTACTCACCATAGGAAAAGTTTCTTCTATTTTCATTTTCAAAGGTTCTTTCTTCTCATTATAATAAAAATAATTAGAAGTAGGGTCTTGATGACCTATCATGATATTATAAGGCTTATCTGCTGGATCTAGTCCTAAACAAAGAGCCACTGTATATTCGCAAGAAGATCTATCTTTATGAATCTTGAGATCACTTTCTTTTTCATATACTCTTAAATAACTGTATGTTGGAAATAATTTTTTACCTACATTTTGTTCAATCACAGGAGTGCTTAAATCCAATAAAGTTTCCATTAAAAGATCACCATACTCTCCTAATAAACTTTTAGTTTGAGAATCAGTCTTAGTAAAATTTATTTTTGCTGAGTATTTAAGTACACAGTAAGAATAAGCTATATTTAAAACTTGTGGAGGAAGAAAATCTTTTATAAATATTGGTTTCATTATATAGCCCACCCAACTAAAGCAAATCTTGTTCCACTTTTAATTTTGTTTACTTGATGAGGAAACATAAAATTAGAAGGGAAAATAATAACGTCTCCTACGTTTTGAGGAAAAATTAAATTATTACTACCCTGTTGATGAAAAACAAATTCTCCTCCTGTATAATCATTATTTAAACAAACTGAAATAGAAAGATTTCTCTTGCTAACTGTAGGCCCAAAATCTACGTGAAAATCATAACCAGCTTTATGTTGATTTGACTCGTAGCATAAAATATCCAGTTGAGAAAGTGTTGTAGTGCAACAATATGGAAAAGTTTCCGAATATTTTTTAACACAGCTCATTAATTTATATTTAATATAATTTACTAAAATGGTTTCTCCAAAAGTCTTAGGATCTAAAATATCTTTTATAGTACAATTTCTTATATCCTTATTAATAGGATTTACAGGATCTGTTATAGTGCTGTCTTGTAAACTATGATTATGATAAGATATTATTTTTTGACACATCGAAGTGTCAAAACATTTTCTAAATTCTAGAATATAGTTGCTTAACGACACTTCTAGTAAGTGACTCCATTACTAGAACAATAATTTATTCTAGCTGTATCTCCCGCATTATTAGCTAAGGATACGTCCATTACAAAATTATCTTCATTATTTTCAGAATCAGCGCTAAGCCAAGTCTGTAGTTGAGAATCAATGTTTGCGTTATAGGCTTCAAACCATTTATCTTCAGCTTCACAACGAATCACTACGTTAGTAGCCCAAGAAGGAATTTCTGTTATATCTAAATTTTCTCTATCATCTATGTATTCTAAGTAGCCTGTACTATTAGTTGCATTCCATTGAAGACAGTGAATTTCAGAAGGAATTTCAGTATAAGCTTTTATATTAAAATAACTTGTTTGATCTTCGTTTTCGTCTATAAAAACGTCAGCTTCAGTATTACCCACACCTAGTCTAGGTCCATCATCTAAATTTAATGAATTTTCCGAAGCATCAAAAAGTATTGTTAACCGAGTATTGATAGTAGTATTATTTACTAGGACCATTTTTTTTAACCTTTTTAGATTTAGTTGTCTTCTTTACTTTTATCTTATTATTACTTAATTGTCTAACAGTTTCATTTTCCATATTAGGGTCTTTATCAGCTAAAGCTCTTTGATGATTTCCAATCATTCCCATTAAAGTAGAGATACCGTTCATTGGTGTTTTTTGTTTTATAGCTTCCTTGCTCAATTCCATTAGAGCATCATTTCCTTTAACCATTTCATTTCTAAAAGACTCAGTGGCTGCTGTAGTGGCCATAGAATGTTTAGAATTTTCTATTAAAAGTAAAGGAAGCCAAGCAATAGAACAACCCCACTCTTGGATATTTTGACCTGTTTGAGGATGATTGCCTTGAAGCATGTTATACCAAACACATTGATGTTTAATACATTTTTTATTGAGTAACGGGCATTTGCCGTCAGGGTCAAATATAGGCATTTAGATTTTTAAGAGTCTTTCGCTGCAATAATAACATTTGCATATTTTACATTTAAGGCTGGAGTGCTCGCTGTTCCTCCTAAAGAAGAACTACTGACACTGAAAGGGTGAGTATGACTTCCGCCACCACCTGTTGCCAGTATTGAATTAGGTGCAGTATTAAAAGGTCCCCTTTGATTAGAGTTAGCTACACTTCTAGATCTTTGAGTAGGGTTAGCCATTGCATTCGTCATAGTAGAACCTGAAGGTGGACTCGTTGTATTTATCTCTTGATAAGTATGAGTATGTGAAGGAATTTCAGGTGTTGATAAAGTATGTGCTCCTATTGCTGCTGAGACGGAAACAGTTAAAGAACCTGTATCGACAGGTTTAGCTGTTGCGTTAAAAACATCATAGAAACTTGTTGCACCACCTGTGCCCCCACCTGAACCAGTGACAATAGACATAGCTGTATTAGCCAAAGCGGCAGCGGTGTCTTGCGTCCAACCAGTCGGAGCAGAAGCTTGATAAAAAACCATTTTTGTTCCAGCGGGAAAAGGATCAACGCCTGTTAAACCAGCACCTGAACCTGTAAATAATGTTGCTTGAACTTGACCATTACTTCTTGCAATAATGTTCCCTGATCCAGCTGTTAAATCTTGACCAGCAGTAACAGTTGCTCCCGCATCTAAGGAAACAGTAGAATTAAACTCAGCTGTACTATCAGCTATAAAAGCACCTTTTGTAGTAACAGCACCTAGAACAGAAGTTTGAATTTTTACATTGAAGTTAGCAGTGCCATCACAATAAACTCTTGAGTAAGCTCCTTGAGTAATAACAGCTCCGTTAGCTGTATGTCCAGTAGCTGCGATAGTTAAAGTTTGAGATCCTGATGTGTTATTAAAAAAAAGATATTCACTTCCACCTGTAACAGCTGGAATAAATACTACAATATCACCTGTTAAAGAACCTGTAAGTTCAATAACTTTGTTGGCTGCTTCAGCGTTAGGGTCAGCATTACCTGTGCTTAGTGTAATATTTGCTGATCCAGCTACTGATTTTGATACATAGCCTTGAGTAAAAGCGTCAAGAACTTCTAAATTTGTATTTGTATTTGTTCCCCATGTAGCCGCATTAGCGCCTGTTTCCATGAGTTCTAATTTTAAACTATCTGAATATGTTGATGCCATTTTTTAAACCTTTCAAAAATTTACTAAACTTTCGACCACTTTTCAATCTATTTATTTTATGTGTTTTTATCATATTATGCAGCGATTGTGGCTGTGTCTACCTCTACCCAAGTGTTGTTTGCATTTGTATTTACATTTGCCCATGGTGTACTAAATATATTACCTAATTCCAAGGACATAGCAAGACCTGTAACAGGAACATCTGCATTACCAGCTATAGTTTCTGTGCCTTCAGCAAAGGTCATTGTTAGGCCAGTGAGAGGAACAATGACTCCAGTTCCTTCTACTACAGATACAGTTCCTAGAGAAGTTGCTACAGTAGTTAAAGCTGTTATTGCAACAGGAGCATCGGCTTCTGCAACTGCTGTTCCTTCAGCAAAGGTCATTGTTAGGCCAGTGACAGCTACGTTTACAACAGAGGAAGCAATCACAGTACCAAGTGATAATTGCATTGGATCTTCACTTGCTACGACAGCAGCATTACCTTCACCAACGACGGATGCACCTGATATAGCTGTTTGAAATAATAAAGAATCTTGTTCAATTACTTGATCACCTTGACCTAAAGTAATTGTGCCTGTGGAGCTAGCAAATTGAAGTCCTGTAAGTTGAACAATATCTCCTACTCCAACTCCAATGTCTCCTAAAGTAGAAGACATACTTACACCGTCTACTACGAATTCTTGAGGAGCTCCTCCACCCCAGTTGTAAGAACCCCATTCTCTTCTACCCCAACCTTCGTCTACACTTACATCTTGAGAAGTATCTCCTTCTGAGAAACTCATAGTAAGTCCTGTTACTTCAATAACATGACCATGAGAAACAGCGACGCTGCCTAATTGTGTATTAACTAAATTTGTAGTGAGAAGAACTTCTCTTTCCTGAGCGGCAGCGGCTGTTCCTGTGGCAGAGGTAATTCCAAGTCCCGTTACTGATATATTTGCATCAGCGATAATGAGTTCAGTACCTAAAGAGGTATTGACTTGATTACCTGTAACTTCGACAGGGATAAATTCACCCCAAGAGCCTGAACTCCAAGTGCCTCTACCCCAACCTTGAATGTCTGCCATAAGGACCTCCTAGAATCTAGGCAAGTCTCAGAATAGCACTCGTCGCATTGTTTGTAGGGAACTGAATTGTAAAAGTACCGTTAGTTGAAGTTTTTACGCCACCAAAATCCAATACTGCAATAGCTGCATTTGTGTTAGCTGAGTTTGTTCTGTTATATATTAAAGCTGCCTGAGCTGAAATAGTAGCAGACGTAAAACTCAAGTTTGCAAAATCTACAAAAGCTGTAGATGCTGTTGCACTTGTTTTTGTTAGACCAACAGTTGCACTCGCTAGAGTACCTCCGCCAGCTGCGTATGTTCCTGAGTTACCAACTTCATTGGTAGCTGAATATGCTGTTGTGTTTCCGTCTAAAGAAGCAGAGTTAGTGTAGAGTGCAAGGTTAATAGTGTTATCCACTAAATCGTGCTCCGCTAACAAAAGCTGTTCTTTAAATGTAGCACAAACTGCTTGGTTTATTGCCATAATTAATTACCTCCATCTGGGTTTGCCGACTTTAACGGAATTCGTAAAACTCCATCCGTGTACTCATCTCTGCGTTTTAGTCCCATCTGCTCGTTAGCGTAAGCTTGTAAAGCAACTTGAAACTTCTGATCGTATATTTGCATATCTGTAGGATTTTTCAAGTAAGAATATGCTTCGGCTACGCACTTATATAATAACACTTCAGGAGCTGTGTTAGAGACAAAAGTTGTTGTACTTGTAGTTCCTGATCCATTTCCTAATCTCTCAGGTGTTTCCTCATACCACATTTCAATTGTATAGACTGCATCAGGTGTAGGAGCTAACATAAGATGTGTTGCATCCCAAGTAGCCCAGTAAATAGGCTCTCCTGTAAAAGTTGTATTCGCTGTTGAGCGTTGAATAGAGTATTCGTCCATGAAAGTAGCGTCTCTTTGCTCTAACCATGTAATATCATTATTAGCATAAATAAGTTGCAAACCTCTAGCATATCTTAAACCGCCTTCAGGTCCTGAAATATCTAGAAAAGCATTATTGGCTTCGGATGTTGTAGTTGCATATCTTCTTTGAGAATCACTAGACATCTGACGAGCAATTTGATTTTCAGCATTAACAATAAAAACATTAAGAATTGTGTTAGATAACACATTACTATCTACTTCTGTATAGCTTCTTACAGTATCTAATAGTTCAG